TGGTGTGCCGGCCCTCAGTGCACCCGCTCAGTTCGTCAAATGCGGTCGCGGCAAGACGTATCGACGCACCACGCCGAAGTATCGCTACAACCGGGAGTCGCAGCGATGAAATTCGAGATTAAATCCCGCTGGTCCGGCGCCGTGCTGTTCTCGGCCGAAACGGACTCGCTGAAGTTGGCTGTGGAACTGGCGGTCAAGTCGCGCGCCGACCTCGCGCGCGCCAACCTCGCGGGCGCCGACCTCGCGGACACCAACCTCGCGGGCGCCAACCTCGCGGGCGCCAACATCGCGCGCGCCAACCTCGCGGGCGCCGACCTCGCGGGCGCCGACCTCGCGCGCGCCAACCTCGCGGGCGCCGACCTCGCGGGCGCCGACCTCGCGGGCGCCAACCTCACGGACGCCAACCTCGCGGGCGCCAACATCGCGCGCGCCAACCTCACGGACGCCGACCTCGCGGGCGCCAACCTCGCGGGCGCCAACCTCGCGGGCGCCAACCTCACGGGCGCCAACGGCCAGAAACATACGCTGATCGGCAACAGGCCGGTGCTCGTCATCGGCCCGCTCGGCTCGCGTTGCGCGTACCTGACGACGTTCATGACCGACGCTGGCGTCTACGTTCGCGCAGGGTGTTTCTGGAACACGCTCGACGCATTCAAGGCGGCCGTGGCCGAGACGCACGGCGACAACAATCACGGGCGTGAGTACCGCGCTGCGATTGCGCTGATTGAAGCGCACGCGGAGTTGTGGACACCGGCAAAGGAGAAAGCGGCATGACGTGGCAAATCGGACTTGGGCTCGCCTGCCTGTGGCTGGTGGCGATCTACCTGATCCTCGAGCTCATGGGCTTCGTGAAGCGCGGCGACTCGGACCAGTGGCGCGAGTTCACCGAGCACCAGTGGAAGGACATCCGCAAGCAGGACTTCAGGCGGCGGATGGAGGAACGGGCGCGCAAAGAACGGGCGGGCATTCGATGAGCGCAAATGCTGAATACGTCGATTTCCTGACGCGCAAGACGCCAGTCGCAGTGCGCCGTGGGCTGTCGCAGATGCCGGCGATGTCATCGCATCTGTTCCCGTTCCAGAAGCACTGCGTCGAGTTCCTGCTCGGCGTCGGATCGGGCGGGCTGTTCCTCGATACCGGCCTCGGCAAGACGCTGGTGCAGCTCGAGTACGCCGAACACGCGCGGCAGGTAGAGAACGGCAAGGCGCTCATCCTGACGCCGCTCGCGGTCGCCAAGCAGATCGAGCGCGAGGCGCATCGGTTCGGGTATCCGGCGCACGTCATCCGGGATCAGTCCGAGGCCCGCGAAGGGATCAGCATTTGCAACTATGACCGGCTGCACCTGATTGACCCGTCCGAATTCGGCGTCGTGACGCTGGATGAGGCGAGCATCCTCAAGAGCTTCACCGGCAAGACGACGCGCGCGCTTATTACGGCATTTGAGCATCATCGCTGGCGCGTTCCGGCCACTGCGACGCCGGCCCCGAACGATCACATGGAGCTCGGCCAGTACGCCGAATTCTGCGGCGTGATGCAGAGCAATGAAATGCTCTCGCGCTTCTTCATCAATGACACTGCGAACGCCAGCCAATCATGGCGGCTCAAGCGGCATGGCATCGAAGCGTTTTGGGATTGGGTTGCGTCGTGGTGCCGGCTGGCGCAGTTGCCGAGCGACTTGGGCGATGACGATGCGGGCTTCGATCTGCCGCCGATCGCCGTTCATCGGCATCGAGCCGCGGAATCTGCGCCGACGATGAGCGGCGGGCTGTTCGGCGATCAGGTCGTGAGCGCCACGAATCTGCATCAGGTCAAGCGGGCGACGGCCGGAAAGCGGGCGATGATCGCCGCGAATCTGGCCGCATCCGATTCGCATGAACCGTGGGTGATCTGGTGCGACACCGACTACGAAGCCGACGCGATCCTTGATGCGCTGGACGGGCTACCGGGCGTCGTCGAGGTTCGCGGATCCATGCCGGCCGAGCGCAAGGAAGCGAATCTTGAAGCGTTCGCGGATGGCACGGCGCGCGTGATGGTGACAAAGCCGTCCGTGGCCGGGTTCGGCCTGAACTGGCAGCACTGCGCTCGCACGGTGTTCGTCGGCCGGTCATTCAGTTACGAGGCGTGGTATCAGGCCGTCCGCCGATTCTGGCGCTTCGGTCAGGCGCGTGAGGTGCAAGTGCACCTCGTGGTGGCCGAGGGCGAGGATTCGATCGCTCGCGTGATTGATCGCAAGGCCGACGATCACGCCAGCATGAAGATCGCGATGCGGGCCGCGATGGCTCGCAACAAAGGGAAGTCGAGCGCGACGCGCGTCGCGTATGAACCAAAGCACCGCGGGAGGTTGCCATCATGGATTGCTTGAACGAAGCCCACGGCGAGGGATGGGCCGCCTATCAGGGCGATTGTGTGAGCGTCGCCAGTCAGTTGCCCGATGCGTGTATCGACTTCTCGGTCTACTCGCCGCCGTTCGGCTCGCTGTTCGTGTACAGCGACAGCGCCGCGGACATGGGGAACAGCTCGAGCGACGGCGAGTTTGCCGAGCATTACTCGTTTCTGGTGCGTGAGAAGTTCCGGCTCACGAAGCCGGGCCGACTCACGGCGGTCCACTGTTCCGACCTGCCGATGACGAAGTGGAAAGACGGCGCGGTCGGTATCCGCGACTTCTCGGGCGACATCATCCGCATCCACCAGGACGCCGGATGGATCCTGCACAGCCGCCGCACGATCTGGAAATGCCCGGTTGTCGAGATGACGCGCACTAAGCACGTCGGGCTGCTTTACAAGCAACTGCGCAGCGACAGCGCGAAGTCTCGCGGCGGGATGCCGGACTACCTGCTCACGTTCGTCAAGCCGGGCATCAATGAATCGCCGATCACGCACGACGCCGCGGAGTTCCCCGTCGAGCAGTGGCAGGAATGGGCGTCCCCGGTCTGGATGGACATCAATCAGACGAACGTGCTGAACGTGAAAACGGCGCGCAGCGAGAAAGACGAGAAGCACCTGTGTCCGTTGCAGTTGGACCTGATCGAGCGGGCGCTCGTGCTGTGGAGCAATCCCGGCGATACCGTGCTGTCGCCGTTCATGGGCATCGGCAGCGAAGGCTATCAATCCCTGAAAGCCGGCCGGCGATTCATCGGCATCGAGTTGAAGGAAGCCTACTGGCGGCAGGCGTGCCAGAACCTGAACGGAGCGGCGAGTCAGTCCGACTTGTTCGCAGTCGCATGAACCGCCCCAAGCGCCACTACCGCCACATGACCCCGGACAAGGCCCGCGAGATTCGGCGCGCGTACTTCGCCCGCGAGGCAAAGCAGGCCGAGCTTGCGCAGCGGTACGGGATTCGGCCTAACACCGTGAGCCGGATCGTGTCCGGCATCACATGGGGGCACGCATGAGCGCCGCCTACGACGCCGACCTGGCCGAGCGCAACCGGCTGCTGCAGCAGGACGTGATCGCGCTGCGTCACGCGCTCGAGCGGGTGCAGCAGGAAAAGCAGGCGATGTTGCAGCAGATGAACGAGATCCGATTCAGGCACGAGCAGGCGATTGCGCGGCTGCGGGCCACGATAGAGGAGTTTCTGAAATGAATGCCACAAAGGAAATTGTACGGGCCGAGTCCGTACCGGAACCAACGTCGATCTTGTCTGTAATCGCGCGGGCCGCGCAGAGTCCAGACGTGGACGTGGAAAAGATGGAGCGGCTGTTCGCGCTTCAGGAACGGTTCGCGGCCAAGCAGGCCGAGACGGAGTTCAACGGGGCATTGAACCGCGCGCAGGCCGGCGTCGGCCGGGTTGCCACGGACGCTTCAAACCCGCAGACGAAAAGCCGGTACGCCAGCTACGCCGCCCTGGATCGTGCGCTGCGGCCGGTCTACATCGATCAGGGGCTATCCCTGAGCTTCGACACGACCGACAGCCCAACGCCGGATTGTATCCGCGTGCTGTGCCACGTCTCGCACGTCGGCGGGCATACCCGCACTTATCACGTCGATATGCCGAACGACGGCAAGGGCGCGAAGGGCGGCGACGTAATGACGAAGACGCACGCGACTGGGGCCGCGATGTCCTACGGGATGCGCTACCTGCTGAAGATGATCTTCAACGTGGCGATTGGCGAGGATGACACGGACGGCAACGCGCCGGCCGATGTGGCGCGCGTGACCGCGGAGCAAGCTGCGAACATCGAAGCGTTGCTGACCGAGGTTGGCGCGGATCGCAAGTTGTTCCTGCGTTACATGAAAGCCGACGGCGTGGAAGGGATCTACGCCCGCCACTACGCAAACGCGATTGCCGCGCTCGAGCGCAAGAGGAAAGCATGATTCAGGGAAGCGATGAATGGAAAGCCGCCCGCTGCGGCAAGGT